CGCAACTTGAATCTGGACTTTCGTGTGGGAGAGTCCATCATCCATTTTTTCAAAGACAAAACCCAGATTCCCCAAGGTTTTGATTCTCTTGGCATTATACTTTTCCTGTGCTACCAAAACCACCAACACGTTCGGTGGTTTGTTCGGGACGATGTTTCACTTCTTCGATGTTATAGAATTCTGTCTGAACGACTTCGGCTTGGGCGATGCGTTCTTTGTTGTTGATGATTACTGTGTCTGCGGATGCATTCATCAACATCACAAAGGTTTCGTGGTGATAATCAGAATCAATGATTCCTTCACCGTTTGGCATAATCAATCCTCGCTTCAACGAAATGCTAGATCGTGTATGGAGTCGGACAGAATACGCTGTGGGAATATCAAATACAATTCCTGTTGGAACAAGAACTCTATCTGCTGGGTAGACTATAAGTTGTAGTTTTTCATTTGCCCATTCTGGGTATCGTTTAGATTTGCCGTTCGACATATCGTAAACTGTAACAGGGACAGAATCGTTGAGGTAGCAAGAAACATCAAAGCACGCAGAACCAGATGTGGCTTGTTGCGGCAAAATGACATCATCATACAAACGGAAACAGCCTAAATTCATAATGTAAGTCCTCAGATCAAACCGTTTTGATCACCAGTATTCTATCATCTCTTTGCTTCACCACAAGGACATTCTTGGAGATTCTTGTTAATGCTGGTGATCTTGGTTCTCGAACTATGACTCTCATCTGGTAACTTCTCCCGACACTTCAAATCTACCAGATAGAATTTTATTGATCGTTCCAGAATTATTGAGTTCTAAATCGTAACGATGATTTCCCGCCGGTACATTTTTCATTGTGTCTGCATCAATGCTGATATACAGTCCGCCTGTTGTTCCCGCAGCCCCAACCGTAGACCCATTTAGAGTTATCCCACTAGAAGATGCCGCGGCGGATCCACCGCCTACACTAAACTCACCAGTAGTTCCACCACCAGTTACTCCTCCACCACTCGAAATATCAAGAATCAAATCATCATCAACTACACTGCGGCGAACTTGCATTGCCGCAGTATAGGATGATAAGTCGATAGCCGCACCACTTGAATTCTGATAAGTCAAGTGGAAGATGAAGGTAGAACCCTGATCTAAAGTAATGTCGTAATTTCCTGCTTTCATACCCTATCTATGCCTTTTGCTTTTTCTTGCGTTTTGCTTTTTCTTTTTGTGCTTTTGCTTTTTGCTTTGTCTGCTCTTCTACCTTTTTCTTCCTCGCCGCCTTTTCAACAAGTTCTCTTGCTTCTTTGTTTGTTTTAATTTCTTCTTGAATCTTAGCATTATGCTCCGCTTGCTTCTTCACCTGCTCTTGTACTTCCATAATTTTCATTTGATATTGTTCAAGATTTGCCATTATTCTCTGTCGTTCACTCTCTGGGAATTTGTTCTCTTGTAGGAGTTTCATCGTAGAATTGTACCCGTCTTCAAATTGCCCGACATAGAATGCATTGGCTGAAATTTCGTCGTCAAGTTGCCAATCCCATACTTCCTTTGCAATGAACAAAATGTCCTGCTCAGGATATGGGATGTCCTTTGCCATCTTTGCGAACATATACCCAAGACGAGGATGTCCAGAAAGTCTATAGATCCGAGCGATGTGGTATAGGGGCTCTGCACGGTTGGGTCGGAAATTCCAAGCAGACAGGAACAAAGGCATAGTGGTTTCCCACGGATCACCCACCAAACTGCTACAGATTGCACTTCGGAAAATTGAGTAAAACACTTCCTCTTCCCATCCGCCCATCTCTGCACGTTTATGATACCATTCCTTAGCCTTGTCAAATTGCTTTGAATCGAAATATGACTGTGCGAGATAGAAGACATACCTTGCATTTTCTGGTTCGTAGTTTGGATCATTCTCGTCGGTGAGGCACTTCAGGAATGTGTCAGCATCAGCCTTGTACTTGTCGATTGGATCTCCCGTGTTTCTTGCTCCACCGAGCGTTCGTGCTTCGATGTGATATCCCTCGGTGTTGATTCTTCCTTGTCGGAGAGTTTCTTGTTTATCTGGGCACTCAGCGTATTCGTGGAGAACACCCGTATATTTCCAACCCATTCCGGTCTTGAAAATTTGATTTCGCCACCAAGTGAAGTTGCCACGCTGAATTCGGATCGAATATGCATCGAGCAAAATGTCAGTGGGGAATTTGAAATCACCAACAAGCATATCGTCTGCGTCAATCACCCAAGCATAATCTGCTTTTCCATCACAAAGTTGCAGTGATTTGGTACGGCATTTTCCGAACCCTTCCCACGGAATTTCGTGAAGTTCGCCAGGGATCCCTTCCTTTTCCCAAAATTCCTTTATGACCTCTTGGGTTCCATCTGTTGATCCTGTGTCGCAAATCACCCAATAGTCTATGTGCTTCTTCATTGATTCAAAGCATTCTAAGAGGTGAGGATGGTTTTCATCCTTTACAATCATGCACAGTGTTATTTTTGGTTTGATCATAATGTTGATTCCTTTGTTTGATCTATCCAATCTTCTAGTTTCACTTTGGGTTGCCAATTCAAATTTGACTTCGCTTTATTTATATCCGAAAGAGATGCTCTGATTTCTCCAAATCTCTTTTCGATGAAAACACTCTTATCGGAAATCATATCTGCTACTTCCTAGATCTACAACTTCTCTCATTTCAATTGCAGTTCTTTCCATCAGTTCCTCTATATTGGTTCTTGGTTTCCATCCTAATTTCTGAAATGCTTTATTCCAAGAACCCAAAGAAGTTTTATTTGTCTCCTTTGACACCACTTCTTTTGATAATGGGTAATCACCTTCAAATAGGCTGGGGTATGAATTCCACAATTTGTGTGATTCTCTGTAAATAGGTTCTATATCTACGGAAAGTGCTTTCTTAACAGTTTCTACAATTTCATTGACCGATATCTTCCTTCCGCTACAAACATTGAAGGTATCGTTTGGAAGTTTTTCCATACATCTTTCTATCATAGAAACTACATCATCAACATATACATAATCTCTTGATTGATTCCCGTCTGAGTGTAATATTGGCTGTCTGTCGTTTGAGAATTCTCTTACCAGATAATTTAACAGAGGAGGACTCGTTCGGTGTATGTCCTGTCTAGGACCAAACACATTAAAAAACCTAAGAGTGGTTATGTTCATTTTATAATTTTTTCTATAGGAATCACATAGACTTTCTGCCATTTTCTTGGTGAGAGAGTATAGAAGAGTGGGATTTGTTTCCATATATTCTTCAAGCACATTTGATTTGTTGTTCTCATATATTGCACTGGTGCTTGCAAATATAAAACTGGAACAACCTCGCTCCTTAGCAAAATTAAGAAGATTGAGAGTCCCATTTACATTTATGGAAAGAGATTCTTCTTTATTGCTTTCGCAGTCTGGTAGAGCAGTAACCGCCGCCATATGAATTATATGGTCAAATTTTACATCTTTCCATAGGTCACTTAAATCACTCTCAACCGATTGGTTCGCCCACTCCCCTATCAGTTCTCCGTTTTCATATAAATTTTCTTCGTAACCATTACGAAGATTATCAATGAGAAAGAGTTGATTCCCATTCTTTCTTAATTTTCTCGCCAGAGTAGAACCTATTCCCCCTGCGGCGCCAGTAATTAAAATGTTCATTGCAAAAACTCCATTAGACTATCATCGTTTCTTCTTATATTTATTGACTGTGAAGAAGGGTACAGATTTGTTGGAGCAAAATCATTAATTGATAATCTTCCGCAATGAGGCAAACCCATAATCATATCGTGATACTTGATACCTTTTTCTTTCAGTTCTTTCTCTGTTTCTTTTCTAGTCGATTCAGGTCTACTCGTTGTTATTATGACATAGACAAAGCCAGAGTCAAACATATTGTTTATGGTTTCTACATTATTCTTTAACGGTGCGCCTTCTCCGCGAAAGGGAGGTAGGTACTCTCCTGTATTTTCAATAAGCGTTCCATCTAAATCGGTAAACACTGTTTTGAATTTTGATTTGAAACTGTTCCATTCCTCAATAGTTCCGTAGTCTTCAAATTCAGAAGATTCTAAGCCGTAAAATTTTTCCCCCAGCAGAATCATTTCATAGACGATATGGCTAATGTAACATTCACCTTCCATATTTTTCAACGAATCATAGATGTCGCAAAATTTACTTGCAGAGGAAAAACAATATCCACCAACAGAAAATGTTGAACTTATTACTTTCTTCTCTACTATATTTGTGATTACCCCTCCTTGGTCCATTTCGATATAACTTTTTGAACCTGCATCTAGTTTGCCTACAGAATTTAAATCACAATAGCACACTTGATTGTAAAATGGACTGGTTATGCTTGTTTTGAATTTGCCATCAGAGTCCTTGATGCAAATAAATCCTTCGATGTTTTCCTTTTTGATTGCTTGGTAGACAGTTTCCGACTGAGAACTCGTTTGATTTTCCAGATGTAGAATCTTAGATTTACTTAAAATACCAAGGTCATCTAGTTGTTTTTTTAGACCGTTAGAAAAATGAAACTTATCTTCATGATCTTGTAGAACAACAAAAACAACACTGTCAAAGAAATCTAAATTGATTCCAGAAATTGACTCTATTACCATAAAGCAATTTCTTCTTGGGTGAGTCAACATCCATTTTGGTTTTTGGTTTGGAAATCTACTAGATTTTCCTGCCATTGGCACTATTAAGGTTTTCATAATATAGTGTTCCTTTTATAGTGTTTTCAAAAACATTTCTCTGGTGGTTGTTCTGAAGATACGGTTCTATCCGAAGAATGTTTAACACATCTAGGAAATTAAACCAGTTGCTGTCAACCATATCTTTGTGCCGTTCGCATAGAGTCTTCCATATGTATCTCTTGCTTTGACATATTCTGATGGTGTCAACACTGTTCACTTTCCCCGACCAATTATAGTGTAAGTCTTGTTTGAGTTTTGTTAGATCCAAAAGGTAAGAGTTGATGAAAGTGTCTAAGAAGTCGATAAAATACAATCGATTTTTATGAAAGAGTATGTTTGAAAATGTCAAATCACCGTGACAAAAACTATAGGGTATCTCCGTGGCATCCATTACTTCTGCCTTTTGTAAGAGATAGTCGATGATGTCTTTGTGTTTTGTTTTGTCCCTGAGTGATTTTACCTTTTCTACAATTAGTTTCAGTGTCCCCACATTGGAAGGTTTAGACCTATCCTTTAGAAATGTAATATAATCACACAACGAATCTGATATGAAATTGATGTCTTTTCTGGTAGCATTGGTGAGAAAATCATCGAAAGATTGTGCCTCAACATATTCCATCTTTATGTAATTGCTACCAGTGTCTATCACCTTTGGTGTTGTGATATTCTTCAAAACAAACTTTGAAAATAAAGATTGCTTATTTCCTTGTTGTATTAGTCTTTCCCTGTATGATTTTATTTTGGTGCTTTTGGTAACAATGCCGCTTTCATCTAGCATAACATCGCAACCAGATATTCCACCAAGCAACCTTATGTTTGTTTTTGGATTATCCATTTCTTAGGTGATGTATTTCCAAATTGTCTAAGTCGTGCTTCTTGATATACCACCAGTCAAGGGGGAAACCAATCTCTAGATATTCTTCTGGATAGCCTGGGTGATTGTCTCTACAGGAGTCCACAAAGAAACTATCTGGTTTTTCTTTAGTTTCACGCCAGATGTTCATCATAAGAGTTTGTACTGCCTGACACACTCCAATTTGTTCGTAGTCGTGTCCTGCAAGAATTCCTCCCTTCTTCAATTTCGGATAGACTATTTTCATCTCTTGTATTACATAATTATAATCGTGAGAAGCATCCAAATAAACGAAGTCTAGTTCATCTTCAATTTCTTTAAGTTTGACTATGGAATTTCCTTGTATAAATTCAACGCCTGGTTCATTTATAATTGGAGATTCTTTTCCAGTTGCTTCTTTCATCGGAACATTTAAATCAATAAGATACAACTTTTTAATGTCTAGGTTATCATATAGGCATTTAGAATGTAGTCCGTGACCTATACCTACTTCAACACCAACCAAGTCTTTCTTCCCCACCAAGTTTTGCATTGAAGGTCGAAGCCTATCGAGAGGTCTGTCTTCTAACCACTTCTTAGAAGCGAAGTATTTGTCAACATCATACCATTTTCTCATTAATTCTCTTGAACCATATACATCCATTTTATTTCTCCATTATATAATGTACAACTTTTCATTTAGGTCATATACGTCCTTCTCGAAGTATGGATAGTATATGTAATTTTCTGTCAAAGTTCTGCTTGGTGCCTTTTCTATCTTTTCTTGTGTCCAAGGAAAAGGCTCAAATGGATATTTCTTTTGCATCAGTCTCGCGGACATACTATTGTCATCTTGTGTTGCAACAAAAAATTCATCTCCCGCAATATCTCTGGACTCTGGTTTTATTAACTCCCATTGTCCTATGGGTTGCCATTCTCTATGGTGTCCATAATCGTTGAAGGATGATGTTTCTTTGGTGTACATAATACATCTCCAGAAAAAATCTGCCGCGTGTCTGGATTGACAGAATCTTTCGTCCCACAAACCAACTTTACGAACGCACTCTGGAGTCATTAACATACAAGCATCACCTAGACCTTGTTGTACAATGTCATATTTTTCAGACAACGCTAATGCTCGATTATACCAGTCTGGCTGAAAGAGAGTGTCATCCTGTACAAGCATAAGTGCATCGCACTCTGGATTTTTTAAATCTTTAAATCCGTGCATAATGCACTGATTCCAACTTCTTGATAGGTGACCCGTTCCCCAGTCTGGTCTACAAGAATTTTCAAACAACTCAATTCTGTCCAAGTACTTATTTTCAATTCCGTGGTTGGTGTGGTTAGACATCACACCAACATATCCGTTCTCGGGGAAATCAGTACTAAACAAAGACTCAAGACACTTGTTTATTCTGTGTGGTGAATTGTATGTTACTATGAAGACTTTAATGGATGCTGACATAGTATCTCCTCAAAAAACTTTTCGTCTGTTTTTCTCATATCGAAATATTCGTCCCACACTTCCATTCCTTTTTCTCGCAAGGAAGATTCATCCATAGAGACTAAGGAATTTGTTTTTGTGTGGTCATCGTCTATTATGGTAAACAGATTCCAATCTAAAACATTACTGAAAGGATAGTCGGTCATACCAGAAACAACGGGAACTGTTCCTGACATAAGAGATTGAAATAATCGGAATGAACTGGAGCCGGCTCCTCTTGGTGAAAACGCAAATCTCGCTTGGGCGATATCTAGACAAAACTTCTTTACTATTTCAACTCGTTCTTTTACACTGGAAATTCCATAAATTGGCTTGGTTTCTTCAAACAGATATTTTTCTTGTTTGATGTTTTCTGGTCTTAACCAATCCCGCTGTGCATATTGTACTTGACCGATGTATACGAAATCATATATTTTCTTTTGGTTCCTACATCTTTCGATAAACTCTTTGTCCTGAATTAATTCATATTCAAAATGCCTCATTTGTAGAGGAGCAGGAACAACTCTCATCTTCTTGTTATCTTCTGGATTACCAAGGGGAGAACATACAAACTTCAGAGGTCTTGGGTCAACATATGCACACATTGGGTGGTCGTGCATTGTCCACATAACACATCTGTCGGCGTTATCTTGATACTCTTTTGTTTGTTGTATTGCTTGAAAGTCTTGATTGCAGTTCAAGTAGTGCAGATTAAGGTAAATCCAATCCGCATCATATGGATTTTTTACTACTTCAAATTTATCCCTGTTGAAACCAAAAGGTCTAGTTTCAATTGGATTTTTTTCAAAAACATCAGTGTCGCCACCAAGAACTGCAACCTTCATCATTGCAAGACACCCCCATACCATTTTTCAATATCATCAGAAAATTTTTCATTCATTATCTTGTTGCTGTCTTCGTCAAAGTATGACGTAAAGTTGCTACTTTTATTTTTGTGTTGCCTTTTCTTTACAGAGGAGTCAATGTGAAGCCCATACTCGGAAAGAATACCGTTGATTCTTTCTATGTCATTTTCTCTGTCCTCAAATCTGATAATATAGTCCAAGTCTTCGTTCAGATAATCTGAACATTGCATTCCGTGTTCCCACGGTAGAACTTGGTAGTTTGTAAGGAAATCACTCATACTTTTCCCTGCGTTATTGTTATAATGGACCATGGGAGGCTCATTTGTGACATACAAGGAAGCCATTCTGTCCCAAGGATTTCGTATGATTCCAAACTTAAAAGCATTGTTCCATTTATCTTCGCCTAAGAAATTTTTAATTTGATTTGCGTTTAGATGCTTTTGGTTGTCGGGGACCATCGCCCCGTTCAACAGAGAATGTTCTATTGATGTTCCACTACTTCTCGGTGGATGTATGAAGATTATGATTTTGTTTTTTGTTTCAATTATCACATCAGTTGTCCCACAGGCCCTGTTGCTTGAATACTTCTCAGTGGTGTAGTTGTAACTTGGTCGTTGTGTCCGTCTTTCTGATAAAGCATCGGAAGTACACAAGAGTAGATATTGTGATTTGCCATATCGATTGCGACTGTCTCGTCACAATACATTCCCAGTTCTCTTGAATTAAGAAGGTTCTCGATTGTTCTCTTCTTGTATTCTTCTGTGAGATAAAGAACAGCGTGGATACCAAGCATATTCATAGGTTTATCATATCTGTCATCGACTGAAACAATCTTCGTTCCGTTTGGTGTTGATGTTCGCCCCACCATTCCATAAACAGAAGTTCCCAGATAAATGGCATCTGCACCATCGGGAACTTCAATGATGGGGTCGAATGCGGATGTGAACCAGCAGTCATCTTCAAGAATCAAAACTGGTCCTGTTTTCTGTAATGAAAGAATATGTGAGTCCGCTACCTTATCACTTTTTTCTTGTTGAATAACAAGAAACTCTTTGTTTTCTTTGTCTATGATTTCGCCATTGATTTGATTGGTGTTCTGAAATCCAAGGGTATCGAACAACTTGTTCATATGCGAATGTCTTTCCGTGGCAGATTCGATAGTAATCCAATCTACCCTTACGTCTTTTCGGATATCAAGATCCATAATTCATACCTACTTTCCCTTGCATTGTTTCTGTGCTACCCCAATATTGGTTCGCATAAACTGTTTCATTACCATTATACTCTAGCCCAGTATAATGTCTAGGGATAAAATAGTGACTTGGGTAAATTCTAATTTGGTTGTAACTCGACACCTTTACTGTGTCTGTCAGTAACATCGGTCCTGTGATTTTCCAAGCCGTAAGGTTTGGAGCAGACTCTAATACAGTCGGAGGAATCATACCGATGCGTTGGATTATGGTGTGCATCAGTGCATTGTTTTTAGAAGCACCCAGATATCCATTTGACATCAACCCCGTCCGTACATATTCGTTTTCCCAGCAACAAAATGAGTCGTTATCTATTAGGAAATCTGGTAATGAATTGATACAAACAGAATCGGCATCAATAAACATCCCGCCAATATCATGAAGCAACTCATACCGAAGAATGTCTGCCTTCCCAGGCAGTTCTTTCATAGCATCGAATTGAATTTTGTTTCGGAGTTCTGGGAGGTTGTCTTCTGTCCAGAGCATATGTTCCCAACTTGGGTTCTTGTCTATCCAAGACTGGATCATTTCATTTGGACGTTTGGACTGGTCACCTATCCATATTTGATGGATAATCTTTGGTATCATAATATAAATCTCGCATTTTCATTTTTTCTTACCTATATGGTATTTGGGGCACAGTTCCCAGTTTTCCTTTTCCTTGAATGGAAGAATTTTGATCTTACCGATTGATACGGTTGGTTCTTCTGTTCGTTCCGGTTCTACTACCTCAAGTAATCCCCATTCCTCAAGAAGATTTGTGATGGTGTTGCGTCTTCCGATATCTTCAATGTCTAGATTTGTTGGGAGTCCGTCCAACGCAAATAATTCTTTGAAATGGACGATATAGTATTTGCCTCGTTTGTGGAGGATGTGACACGATTGCCATAGTTTGTTTTCTTTCCGAGAAGAAACGCCTATTCGGGTAAGGGTTTCTTTGATCTTTAGGAAATCGTCATCTTCTTCAAACACAACTTCAATTAAGTCATCAATGCCTAGTTCAATATACTTTTCTTCCATTCTAAAATATCCTTTCACATTATAATGGACGAAAGTATTTAGACAATCTTACATTTTGCCACCAATAAACATTTCTTTCTTCATCTCCTTCACATCACTGTCTGATATCAGTGGAAGTATTTCTCTTGTCTTTCTATCAGAATACCCAAAATACCTCTTGATCGTATCGAAGTCGTTTGGTTTTTCATCCTTCAGCCATTTACTGAAACGCTTTCTCTTTCGGATCGAATTGAACAGAAAATCGTAGTGCATCTTTTTCCCGATCCCGTTCAGCCTGTTCATTTCGTTTGCCTGCATAATGGTATCGGGAAAGTAGGACAGACAGCGATTGATAACGAATGGGGTATATTCCTTCTCAACCATTGGATCGCCCATATCAAAAAGATTCTCTTTGGTATGATTGATAGACGTTAGATATTCACCCAGCCTCATTGCGATCTACTACCTCAATGTCTTTTTCGTGTACGATGTCTGCATTGCCATATTGTCTCCCGCCAAGGGAAGCAAGGTTCCACAAAACCATATCACCGGGTTGGATGTCCTCTTCAACCCGATCACCAACAGCCATAACCTTGCTCCAGATCATACCATTTCGCCGGGCGTTGTCGGTGTAGATAATCCCAGACTCAGTGGTCTTTTCTTTACCGATACTGTTTTGTTGGAGTACGACGTAATGCCCCAACGGTCGAAACACTACTTCTTTCATTTGAATTCACACTCCACCATAAGTTCTACTAAACAAGCCGTTGTATTGATTTCGCTATCCGCGACAAAAGCATCTTTGTATTGGTACTCTGCAAGGATCAGGATCGCTTGGGGTATTGAGGGGGTATCTAAGTAATTATAGAGATTGTCGTAAACCTTTCTGAATAGTTGAGTGGTGTCGTTATCTAGATTTTGGACTACCCACTTCCTCACCTCAGTAAAGTTTTTCTCTTTCATACTTGTCATCAATGTTTTGATGTGCAGTTCGCCAATCTGATTGAGGATCCCAATGTCAATTACACCACCTACAGCATATCGTTGCAACTCATTCAATATTCGTCGGAAATCCGGGAAGTGTTTGAGGATGAGTTCTGCTAAGACCTTCTTGTTGTAGTCAATTCGCTCTTCGGCTAGAATAAATTCACACCTATCTAGGAATTGCTTGGCAAGTTCTGGTTTAGATTTGGTGGGGATGGAGAATTCCACAGACGTACACCGAGAATGGATTGGTGCGATGATACGATTCTTGAAGTTGCACGTTAGAATGAATCGGCAATTCTTCGAGAACTCCTCAATGAACCCACGAAGGGCGGGTTGCATTGATTGTGCATTGGCGTAATCGAATTCGTCGAGAATCACAACCTTCTTGTTTCCCGACAATGAGATTGAACTAGCAAAATTCCTAATCGTGGTGCGAAGGGTGTCGATGTTCCCATCTTCCGAGCAGTTGATCATAATGTAGTCACAACCAAGTTCATTGCACAATGCTTTTGCGATTGTGGTTTTACCGCAACCCGCCCCACCACTTAATAGTAGATTTTGAGATTCTCCAGACTCTACCATTTGGTGGAAGGTTTTCTTTATGTCTTCTGGTAGAATACACTCATCAATGTTCTGTGGACGATATTTCTCTACCCATAGATAGTTTTTCACAAGAGTGTCTGTTATCATTTGCTATACTTTGAGTCCGTTTCTAGTGCGATCCAGTACTTCACATCATTTGATGAATGTGTAAACTGACTAATGTTCTTGTCGCTGATGTCCACGGTATAGTCACCTTCGATGATCTTGAGGTTTTCTACCTTGAAGTAGAATACGAATTCAGACTCAGAATCGAGCATATCGCCTACGTCTACCGAATAGGTGTTGCTCCCCACATCATCCTTATCAAGAACAACCAATTCAACTGTGCCGTTTTCGGTGGAGCGGACAGCAAGGTCAGATACCTGCAACACTGAGGCAGCCTTTGTTAGTTCGGAGAACGTGTCTTGGGTCAAATCAAAAGTAACAACAGCAGAAGGCATACTGATACTCTTTGTTGGGACAGTAAGCAACGTAGGTTCGCTATAGTGATATCGCACACTTGAGCCATTACTATTTTCGATGGTTACATACTTTTCTTCAAAATTAAAGGTAGGATCGTCGAAAAGCGATATTACCCCAAGAAACTTGTTCAGATCCCAAATCCCAAACTTCGTATCGAAATTTTCTGAGACTGTTGCTTCCGACATTACATTCTTCACAGGCGAAATTGTTGTGATTTTGTTGCCGGGTTCCACCAAGATATTTGAGTTGATTGAAGAAAAGTTCTTCAGAAGATTCAAGGTGTTCTTGGTTAGTTTAGTTCGTGTCATAACGGTTGTTTCCATAATAATTCTCCAGTGAATGTATCATACACCACAAATGCGTTCTTGTCAATTACCACTTTTCAAAATTATCAACATCATAATCAATATCGTTGTCGATAATGTCTCTCATTATCTTCTTTTCTCGTTTCCGAACACCTTTCGATTTGTTCTTTATGAACGACTTGTGAAGGTCGGTGGTGTCTTCTCGGAATGCAGGCTTCTTGTTGTTTTTGGGCTTCTTTGGCATCAGAATTCTCCGATGTGTTCCATAAGATGCTTGAGTTTGTGCTTTATGAAGTAATTGAACATGTTGCTACGTTTTCCTTTTATTGGTATGTTCCATTTAGTTTCGATTGAGTCGTTGATCCATTCTGGAATTTTATCAAAATCGACGAGATCTTGATTTCGTTTCCAGTTCTCTTCTAGACCCTTCGGAAGTTCATTGAATGCGAGATCTTCCTCAATGGTCTTTAGTACTTTCTGTGTGATTGGTTTTTGTCTTTTGTTTGGGTTAATGATGGTATCGTCTTCAGAGAGGATATTTGGAATACCATCAGAATTGTCACCACGAATGATGTGATCGAGTAGAAATGCCTTCGGGTCTTTACAGTCCAATTTTTTCTTTTCTTTTGGGCTGTATTGAACTACATTCGGATAGCGTTGAAGTTGTTGAAAATCTTTATCTGACGAGACTATGATCACCTTTTCTTGTTGGTGAAATTTCTTGGTGAGGTATGCGATAACATCATCTGCTTCCGCTCTTGGAACACACATCACCTTATATGGAAATGTCTCGGTAAGTTCCTCCTTGATGGAACGAATCACAGCCCATATCCTTGCCCAGTCTTCTTTGTTGTCTTGTTGCTTGATTTTTCTGGCGGCTTTGTAATGTTCAAACCGCTCTTTTCTCCAATAATCATTAGAGTCGAAAACCAACACCATTTCACCATACTTCTTGAATTTGGTTTTGTACAACCGCAACGAATTTAGTGTTAGGTGACGAATTAGATCTTCGTCTGCTTCCTGAATGCCTTTTCCGTAACCGAAAACATTACCCAGTATAATTTGGCTCATGTCAATAAGAATCATTTTAGTACCTGTAGAATTACACAGTTTTTGTTCATCCTGCCTGTGGGTATGGTTTCCTTTGTGGTAAGTGAGTTGTACCTATTATTTATGACTCGGATACCGCCAGTTGAACAATCTTTCAGCATTTCCTGTGGTTTTCTGACAGTCCTTTCTTTCGATTTCTTTTTATCAAACCCTACAATGGTAGTGCCTTTTACAGACAAACCATCTACCAATGGAGAAGATTCAAAAATCATTAATTTCTTGTATCGTGTATTGAATACCACCAGACGAGATGCTCCGATGATTCGTTTCGGATCGACAGAACGTATATCATACGTTGTGTTCTCTGTTTCATATTGAAGTTTACTTACTAGCCTGCCTGGAGATTGTTTCTTTTTTGTTCGGGGCTTTCTAGTCTTTTTCAGCATAACCGAATAATCTTCACAGACAGTCGAGATGTTATCGACAAAATCAATGAATTTCTTGAGAGAAGATCTGCTCAAAAAGCCATATCCCTCGATCAATTGCTCGTCATTTTTATTGTATGCACCCTTCGCATCTTCTATAAACTGCTCAAAATACTCAGAAATCATTTTAGACTGAACAGACTTCACTTCATATTCCTTGAGCCACCCGATAATATCAAAATATTCAGACTTTTTGATTGTTTCAACTTTGTCAATAAAATTGTCAATTTTGATGTTTAGATCTTCAATTAGTTTGGATACTTGATTCTCGATTTTCTCTTGAACCGACAGTGTTGGTTTCGGTAGTTCTGTCTTTTTCTTTTCAGATCTAAAATCGATTCGCTTACGACCTTCATCAATCAATATTTCGAGATACTGCTTGAGAGACCTTTGCCAACCGCCTTCTTCTGGCAGAGGGATATCTGCTTGTGTTGAAATTCGACAATATGGTCCTACCATAGAATATGCGATCATTTCACACGCTTTAATCGCCTCAATATCGTCCTTACTATAGCCATTTCGTTTGATGTAGTTGAGTGTCCACTTCTTATATTGCTTGGTAGAGGCGTTTGCACGATACCAATTGATACAGATTAGGATATTATCAATGCTGCCGTCCCACAAGGGTTCAGGGGTTAGTGTTTTCTTAGACATAACGTAAGTATACCATAAAATTCCAATAGAGTCAAGTGTTATACCATTCCGAATAAACTTCTTTAATTGATTCGTTGCCTCCGTCTATTGGCACACGATAAACAATGTTTCTCTTGCCGTACTCTTTGTCTTTGATGCATTTGAGGCGTTCCTTTTCTGGAAGATCGCCTACCTTCTTGTCGGTATCTTTCTTACAGCGATCCTCTATAACAGACACCAATAGGTGATTGTCGTCTTCCCAAGAGATAACCTCGTTATACGGGAAAGATATTCTGTTACCCACTTCCACATAGGGAAGTTCTAATGGAGACTCAATGTTGTAAAAACGAATGTTTTGGTATTCATTGTATTCGGTTGGTTTATTCTTTGAAAATCCTTCAATAGCCAATACTTTTTGATTTGGAGATATGTGAAATTTTTGCCAACAAAATTCCATATCCCTCTTGGCTTTTTCACCAATATAATCTATGCGTTCGGCAGTATCTAACTGAATGACAGTTTGCCCTTGATAGTCTTCTCCGCCAATAAAATAGTCATGCCCGTCGATGTGATTCTCGATGAACATAAACGGGAACTTTTCGCTGTTTCTATGAAGCGTGTCAATCAAAGAACCCGTCTTGTCCTTTTTCTTACGAAAAATCTTACCGACAGTATACCCCCATACGCGCTTATCTTCTTTGAACGCGACAGGCGATACAGACAAAACGTAATTCGATTTTGGCGAATCAAATGTTCTTCTTTTGTGGTGTAGAATCGATCCGTCTTCGATCTTCTTTTCTACTTCTTGTCGTTTTTTACTGTACCATTTCTCTGAGATGTTATTCATTTCTTTCTCCCGACTTATCTATGATTTTTTGAATACGAATATTGGTTCATATTTCAAATATTTCCCATCAACCATACAGTAGTTTTTACACGTTGGTATTCCGTTTTCTCCCATTCTATTCTGTCCCGGCATTCCTTCTAGGCCCATCTTAATCGTATAAACATACATCATATCTAGATTTTCTAGAATATCAATGCTATCTTGTTGTAATGACATGTATTTCCCACCAATTAGCAAATCAGCAACATTCCATAATAGATATCTATCACGTTTTAGGTACTCGACGCATGTTTCTAATGTTGGTCTGAGGAATCCGTTTTTCCACGACTCATACGACGAGCCGTATTTTTTATATGACTGCCTAGTATCTTCGCTATACGCCTCTCTGTTGAAATAAGGCGGCGATGTGAATATGAGGTCCATTTTCCCTTTGTATTTCTGGAAGTCTGGATGCTTTCCAATTTCTTCCGAACCCTCTTGGAATATCTCATAAGAGTTCGTTTCGGAAAAGAATGGATTTCCCCGATAAGTCTTGGTATTGTAGAAATCTGCAATAGAAGCATACTTGCTGTAAGCACCATCATCGAGAAAATTATCAGGATTAGGGTCAGTCCCCACATAGTGAATCCTGCGATCATCCCGAACACCCATAGCACCGAGTATGCGCCCACCCCACCCAGCAGACGGATCGTAGATGTTAATGACTTCTTGATCTTTGATGTCTTCGGTGAACCGCTCATACAAGTATTTAGCAGTCATTGGCGGAAAGTTCACAGCAGGCTGAATGTATCCAATACGAAACGACTTGAATGCAGCAGGGAAGACCTTCCTACCCTTCTTGTAGATTCGGATAGCATACACCTTGTCATCTGGCATATCATCGATGTCAAATGTGGAATGGTGTCGGTATGACATTTTGTCTCTCCACTCCTCTACCTGCTCCCGTGTAAGTTGTAGAACGTCATCTTGCTCAAGTTGGAAGTATCCTGAGTTTGCACCTTCCCGAATCTTGATCTGTTCAAGAAGGAAATCTTGCCCTCTGAAAATTGCTGGATTATTGAAAAATGCCTCCATCCATTCCACGCCGCTTCCTACCTCTACTACTGCATACTTCTTAGAATGCTTGATAGCAGACAGAGCGTGTGTGTAGAACGAATCACGACGAAGGTGACGCATTGCACCCCTCACTACCTGATCCAATCGATTGTCATCTGCTACTAGGTCGTAGATAGAATACCCATTGTCCTTCTCGGTGTAGTTGATTCTTGTCTTGAACATATTAGAGAACCACTGATCTACCTCAACCGCCATACGAGACTTGTTGATTATTACATCATCTGGAACATCCGACAACTCATCACTGTGCGTAAACTTATGAACCGGATACTCAGCAATCTTGTTGAAGGTGTCAATGATGTCCTGTTCGTCCTTACCTGTGCGTGGTGGGCATCCGTGTTCGTCCCACGCATTCTTGACTACCTTACGCATTTCAATCACCCACTCACGAAACTCGTCGGGTGTCATCTCAAGTAAGTCTTCAAAGTTACAATTCACATGTGAGTTTATCACATGTTCATTACGTTCATAAAATAGTTTTGTATCAATCATTTTAAGAATTCCTCAAGGTCATTAGAAACTTTTTGAATTTCCCAAGGAGGATTATCTTCTGGTATTTTTGTTATGTCGATATAATCTAGACACTGTGAGTATGTGTCTATATGAAACCACATGTATCTTTTCTTCTTGGGATTTTCAGTAACTATCCAGTCAATTCCTTCTTCTGAATAATGATATCTGTTTCTCTTTTTACCTTTTTCGGAAACATATTCTTTTTCATTTACAGACTTATCACGATTTGTAGTTTGAATTTTATTACCTTTTAGTGTTTGATATTGAATTTTAACTACCCCATCTATTGGACAGTCTACCCATAAATCAGAGGCACTTTTATCACGCGGTGTAGCAATTTCTATATTCAATCCTGCAAAATACGACTTTAATTTATCTTCTGCCGCATCTTTACTTCCTTGGTATTTTCCTTTTGGCATCACTTTATCCTACTGAAATTATTCTTCTTCTCAAACATAATGTGGTTCTGGAATTTGTCAGTCATAGAATCGCTCTTATGACTGATTACGAATATGTTAGCACGGCTTCCGAAGGTTGTCAAGAGTTTTAGGAATTCTTCTGTGCCAACACTATCTAGGCTAGAATCAAACACCTCGTCCAATATCAGCAAATTGCAGTTCACGCTATTCTTCAATCTGGCTACTTCTCTCCACGCCAAGAGCAACGACAAGTCAATCCGCAGACGCTCGCCCTCACTAAAACTATGGTAGGTAAACTCGTCACGATGGCGACTCTTGATTGTCTCGTTGAAGTTTTCATCCAAGTCAAACTGACAGAAGAAATCCATATCCGCAAGATACTTGTTGATGAGTTTATTCATAATTGGCAGGTAGTGCTTGATAATCTTTGCTTTGATACCACTATCCTTCAATAACACACTTGCAATCTCGTAGTAGTGCTTGTCCTCTACTCGTTCCTTGCGTTCGGCGACATATCCCTTCCCCTCGCCAATCAGTTTATTAAGTTCCTTCTTTGCTTCCTCTACTTCAGTTCCCTCGTCCTGCACC